TTTGCTGATGCCATGCTCGGCTTTGGCTTTCTCCAGCCAATCGCCAAAGGTCAACCCATCCTTGGGCAGCAGGTCTAGCAGTTGGTTCTCGTTGTAGGTTTTCTTTCTCCCTGGCTGCCGTATCCCCTCAACGTCCAGGTCGTCGCATGGCTTGAGTTGTGGGAAGTCCCAGCGCAGGGCAAATGGTGGGATTGCAGGGAAGCAGCGCAGGGTTGCCTCACAAACGTAGCAATCATCCTCTTCATGGTCTGACAGTATCAGAATGGCGTCAGGGTCGCGTGATAGCACGCCGCTGCCACTCATGCGGTCAATGGCGAATTTGCCGCCCTGGGCGCCTTTGGCGAAGTGATGGGCGAACACCAGGGCGCTGCCTGAATCCACCGCTAAAGCCTCAAATTCGTTCATTAGGTCGGCCATATCGCCGGCATCGTTCTCGCTCCGGCTGCCTATCAGCTTGTAAATAGGGTCAAATATTAGGAGGCTAAAGTCCCTTGATTCAATGGCTTGGGCCAAAATAGGGCGAAGAACAGTCATATCGGCCGCCTGCCCTCGCAGGTTCAAGACGTGAACGCGGGAAGCATCATTGCAGTTGCGGGCCTTCAGGATGGCCTCCATGCGCTGCCTAAAATTGAACTCCTGAAGCTCGAAATTGATGTAAAGGACGTCGCCAAGATTGCATTGACGGCCCCAAAACTCGCTTCCTGTGGCCACAGCAGCGGCCAAATCCATCAGCGACCAGGTTTTCCTGCCTTTCGATGTCCCGCCTACAATCATCTTGCCGCCCCTATACAGCACGCCATCAATCACCTGTTGAGGCACAACCATAGGCGTGGTTTGCAGGTCGGAATATCGTTTGATAATTAGGCCAGCCGGCACTTCGTCTGCTGTTTCCTCTGCCTTGACCTTTGGCATTCGCCTGGCCAGCGCCAACCCTGACTTGAGGGCGCTCTTGCCGTCACGTTTTAGCCAATCGTTTGTGTCGTTGATGTCGTCAGGCACCTTGACCTTGAAAACGTCGCCTGTGGCCATTTCTGCCACCTGGTTGGCCCACTTGGCGCCTGCCTCGTCATTCTGTGGCCATATGTAAACCTTTTGGTCTGGATGCAGTCGCCCCTCCAGTTTTCTGGCATTGGATGCGCCCCTGGTAATCATGCAGGCGTGGGTTTCAGGCTGCCAAGCGCCATTGCCGTAGCCTTGGCTGTCCATGAAGGCCATGGCATCCCATTGAGACTCGAAAACGTGGAGATTGTCGGCGTCATGGCTCCCGATCAACCATGGTTCATTGCCTCCGCCTGTGATGCGCCAGCCTGACTCTGTGCGAAGGTGCATTCCCTGGTAGGCGCCGCCCTCGTTGTAAATTGGAAAAGCGATTGCCTCGCCAACCAGGCCAGCCAGGCCGTTCTCGATGATGCCAACCAGCAGCGTCTTGGAGTAGCCGCGCCAGGTGGCCAGATGGGCCAGGGTTTCGGGATTGCCTGCAAGGCGTTCAACGGCTTGGTGCCACTCGCCAGGGTCGGGCAGCTTACCAATGCTGACGGTTGTGGGTTGGGCAGGTTTCGGCAGGCCGGCCATATTCTCGTAATGGGTCAGCGCCTCCTTTGTGTCGCAGTTATGAAGGGCTTTTAGGAAGTCCAGTTCATCGCCTCCGGCGCCCGTGGCAAAGTCCTTCCAGTGATGGCCCTTGTCGTCCTGGTAGATGCCCCAGCTTGGATTGTTGTCCTTGCGAAGGGGCGAACAGCAAAGCTTTTTGGCATACTCGCCCAACCCCATGGCTCGGAGCAGGTCAGGCAACGGCAGTCTTGCCTTCAGTTCTTCAATTGTTGCCATTTATCACTTTGCGAAGGCGTTCGCGTTCCTCTGCCAGTTCAGGTTCCTGCTTGCACAGGTCGGCGACTCGTTGGTGCGCGTAGACTGTGCTTGTGTGATGCCGGTTGAATGCCGTGCCAACCTCGGCGCAGGTGTAGGGTTGTTCGTAGGCAATCGACATGGCCAGCAGTCGCGGCCAACTGATTGGCCAAGGGCCGCGCCTGGGCTGTGTCAGTTGTTCCTCGTCCAGGCCGAAATGCTTGGCTGTTCGTTTTAAAATCTGTTTTAAGGTAGGTTTACGCATTCGTAAAATTGTGCAGTTGTGACTGCTCTAACATATATGACCAGCGGCCGTTCAGTTCGCGGTAGTTTATGTCGGCGAAAACTTCGTCCTTGTAGGCGTAACCGATGACGTCGAAGGCCGGAGGCGTGCCAATAACTAAAACATAAATATCTGTCGCACAGTCTTTTTTGTTGGGCGTAACCAGGAGGCGCCCCTGTTCGTGTCGCGTCGTCTTGACGTCGATGGTATTGCCGTTGCGTGAAACGCAGTCGTGCGTCAGCGATTGGTTCACAACAGACAAATCGGGGTGCAGGTTCATGGCCTTGCAAAAGGCCAACTCTGCCGCAAACCCGTCAACCTCCATTTGGTAGGATGAATGGCTGCCGATCTTGCGTTCAACAATGTTGGCGGCCCTGTTGCAGGTCGTCCGCATGGCTGCCACCACGTTGGCAATTGCCATCTCGCTGGCTGTCAGTTCAATCTTCATTTCGTAGCCTCCAAAATCAGCAGCGCGTCGGCTGTGTAAAGTGTCACGGTCAGTTCAGGAAAACGGCGCTGCGCCTCTGCCTTCAGTTTGTTTTTCCACTCGGTCGGTTTCATTCCCTTGCTGGTGCCAAGCGACAGCCGTTTCTGCCATTGCTGCGGCGTAATCAGTTCGGTGCGAATGTATAGGGCCGAGAGAAGGCCCAGGGTGAAGCCATGGTTGCGGCCGAAGTTAAACATGGCGCTGCCTGGCGCCCCTGGCCCGCCTATGTAACCGCCAACCTTCTCGACATAAGCGACGGTTGGGTTGTCGGGATTATATAGGCGCACAAACAGGTCGCGCAGGTCGCCCTCGGTTGCCGGCATCTTATATGCCTGCACGTTGTCGCCAGGATAGCGCACGGCAATGCCTCCCTTTTTCCCTGGGTCAATTGCAAACTGGGTTTTACCAGGTCGCAGTGATGCAGTTGGCGGCAACTCTGCCAGGCTTTTTATTTGCATAAGTCCCGCACAGGTGAAAGTCGGTTCAATGGGACAACGTGCAACAATGGCCCGCGCCCCTCGACTGATCTTGGCGTGTATCGCTTGCGTGCTGTGTAGTCCTTAATCCATCCGTGAAATAGGATGTATTCGCTGCTAATATATTCGGCCAACAACAGCACCAGGCCGTCGTCAACTGGATCGACTAATTTGGTTGGCACCATCAACCCCAGGGCAGGGTTGTTTGTTACATATATTTTGTAACCTTCAATATCTTCGATGTTCAGCGCCAACTTCAGCGCCGATTCTGCCGTATAACGGCGCACCCAGAAATCTGGGCGCAGGTTCTCCCTGGTTTCGTTTGCAGTAACTACCTTGGCCGCTGACTCAACATGGCGGCGCCAATTTTCCGGCAGGTGGACAGTCATTGGCCGGCCCTCTCTATTCCCTCGATGAGGGCGCAGGCGTAGAAGTATTGGTCAATTGCTTCATCTTTCATCGCTTCAGCCAATTGCCGCACAGTCATGCGTGCCATGCCTTTGTCGCCGTCAGGGTTGTGTTCTTTGATTCCTGCCGTGAATTTGGCGTGCGCCTCTGACTGAAACCTGGCCAGCCATTTGTCGCGCAGTTGTTCGTCTGTTTTAAATATCATTTATTGTTCCTCATTGTCGCACCTTGGGCAGTCGCCGCCGCCGCAATCTTCCTGCGTATATCGCAGGCCGCAGTCGGGGCATTCGGTCTGCCGTTCGTCGTTTATTCCGTCGTATTCCATTTGAAAAGTCGGGGCGTTCAATGGGGTAATCAAAACTAAAAACCCGTCGGCATCTTACTAGCCAATCTGAACCCCTAAATTGCTAGATCATCCGCTCAAAAACGGCCTGCGTCATGGCTAGGTCGTTGTATAGGTATTTGATGGCTGCCGGCTTGTCGTTGTGGTACGTCTCGGCAAAGTGGGCGCCGCTTGCGCCTCCCTTACTGCCCACGCCAAAGTATCGCGCCAACCTGTCCAAGCTGATTCGGTCGCCGTAACCGCCGCCACAAAACATTTCCATAGTGTCGCGCAGGTTCTTCCTATACCACTTGCCATCCTTAATCCCTGAAGCGACAGGCACGCCCAGCTTCCAACTGCGCTTTATTAGGAAGGGCCAATCAAAGTTGTGCGTGTTATGGCCAACCCATTGCGCCTCATTGTTGTGGCGAAAGTATTTCCAAAACTCGCCCAGCAGATAATCCTCGGCGCCTTCAAACACTCCTTGGCCGTCCTTGTCTGACGCAATGCCAATGGCAAGCACCCTCCCCGTTAATGGGGAGAGCGCCGCCTTTTCGACATAATCAAGGCGCTTTTTCTCGACGTATGCCGCTATTTTTTCAGGGTCTTTGTAGGTCTTTGGTGCCTCGAAAAACGGCAGGTCGTGTTCCAGTTCCTCCCCAGGTAGCGCCTCGGTTTCAATGTCAAAATAGATTGGCGCAAGGTTGTAGAAGTCAATTGCAACCTTGTGCGCTGGGTTGGGGTTTATTGGGTTG